AAAGAAGCAAGCTTTATTAAATATGGAATTAATTGTTTTCTTGCTACAAAAGTATTATGGTTTAATCAATTCTATGATATAATACAAAAACATGATTGTAATTTTGATGAGATTACTTATGCAATGCGATCAGATCCAAGGATTGGTAACTCTCATACGAGTGTTCCAGGATTTGATGGCAAAATGGGTTTTGGCGGAGCTTGTTTTCCAAAGGACACTTCAGCATTTTTAGATTTTGCGATATCGTTTTCTTTATTGGATGAAGTAATTAAATCAAATAATAAAATTAGATCTAAATATACAAAAGATAAAAGGGAGCTTGAACAAAATATCTCATTTAACAAATAACTTATTTACTTTATCGATATTATATGATATAATAGTCTAATAATCAAAGGAGATATACATGGCATCCATTATGGATAAACTCAAAAATAATTCTAAACTTAAAGCAACGGAAATTCTTTCTGAGTCTAAATTTTTTAATATAAAAAAACTTATTGCTACTGATGTACCAATGGTTAATGTTGCTTTATCTGGTTCAATTGACGGTGGTATGTCACCTGGCCTTACTGTGTTAGCAGGCCCATCTAAACATTTTAAAACTTCTTTTGCGCTGTTGATGGCAGGTGCATATTTACGAGAAAAGAAAGATGCTGTCATGTTGTTTTATGATAGTGAGTTTGGTTCACCTCAATCATACTTTGAGCAATTTGGTATTGATACATCACGAGTTCTTCACACACCAATTACAAACGTAGAAGAACTTAAATTTGATCTCGTCAACCAACTTGAAGGCCTTGATGCTAAAGATGATGTTATCATTGTTATTGATTCGATTGGTAACCTTGCATCAAAGAAAGAACTTGAAGATGCTCAAAACGAAAAATCTGTAGCAGATATGTCAAGAGCCAAACAACTTAAATCATTGTTTCGTATGACTACTCCATATCTAGCTATGAAAAATATTATTATGTTAGCAGTCAATCACACATATCAAGAAATTGGTTTGTTTCCCAAAGCAATAGTTTCTGGTGGTACTGGTATTTATTATAGTGCTAATAATATTTGGATTCTTGGTCGTCGACAAAATAAAACTGGTACTGAAGTTACAGGTTATGATTTTGTTATTAATGTTGAAAAGTCTAGATTTGTAAAAGAAAAGTCTAAAATCCCTATTTCAGTATCATGGGAAGGTGGCGTTGAGACATATTCTGGTTTATTGGATGTTGCCATGGCGGGTGGCTATGTAGTTAAACCATCTAATGGTTGGTATGCATCGGTTAATATGGACACTGGCGAAATTTCTGATAAAAAGGTTAGACAATCTGGTACTCTTGAAAAAGAATTTTGGGATCCTATTTTTGCTAATACTAACTTTAAAGAATTTGTAAAAAATCAATTTACAATTGGATATAAATCAGAAATTGATATGGATGAAATTTTAGAAATGGAATCATAATGCAATATATAGAAAATAAAGATTATGAATTTATTCCAGGAGATAACGATGATTGGCAAATTAGATTTTTAACTGGAGATTTTATAGAAAGTGTTATACAATATGGCACTATTCGCATGGAAGATGGTGAACAAATGACGTTTGACTTTCATGTAGAAACATCGCCAGATGAATCATTATCTGCAGAAAATGAAGAACTACAAAAGCATGCTGGTGATATTTTAATATCAATTATAGAAGATGCTATCGAAAATAAAGCAAGTGATCTTCAGATTAAAGAGGTAAAATAGTGAATACAAATATAGAACAAGTTGTTCTTAAAAATATTCTAACTAATGAAATATATATGAGAAAAGTTCTGCCTTTTATTAAGGCAGAATATTTTGAAGGGATTTATAGAGAACTCTTTAAGCAGAGCGGTAAGTTTGTTGCTAAGTATAATAAACTACCATCAGCAGAATCTTTTAAGATTGAAATTGATTCGGCTGATAATTTTAGCGATGATTATCATCGCCAAGCAATAGAAATTATTCCTGAACTATTCACAAAAGAGCAAAGTGATGAAGAGTGGCTACTTGATGCTACTGAAAAGTGGTGTCAAGATCGAGCACTATTTAATGCTGTTATGGAGTCAATTAGTATTATTGATGGTAAGCATCAGACGTTATCTAAAAATGCTCTTCCTGATATTCTAACTAAAGCACTTGGTGTATCGTTTGATACTAATGTAGGCCATGATTATCTTGAAGCATTTGAAGAACGTTATGAATTTTACCATCGTGATGAAGAACGTGTTCCGTTTGATATTGAATTACTTAATGATATTACGAAAGGTGGTTTACCACGTAAGACCTTAAATATTATTCTAGCAGGTACTGGTGTTGGTAAGTCGTTAGCAATGTGTCACTTTGCTGCTGCTAATCTTACTGATGGTAGGAATGTTTTATATATTACTGCAGAAATGGCTGAAGAAAGAATTGCTGAACGTATTGATGCAAATCTTCTTAACATTCAGATTGATCAATTAACCGATTTAAGCAAATCTATGTTTGCTGAAAAGGTTTATAATCTTTCAACAAAAACTAATGGTAAACTAATCGTAAAAGAATATCCAACTGGTTCAGCTAATGTTGGTCATATGCGAGCGCTATTAAGTGAACTAAAACTTAAAAAGTCATTTATGCCAGATATTATCTATATTGATTATTTAAATATTTGTGCTTCTTCTAGAATGAAAGGTATGGGCGGTGCTATTAATTCATATAACTATATTAAAGCAATTGCAGAAGAGTTTCGTGGATTGGCAGTTGAATTCAATGTCCCGATCGTATCTGCAACGCAAACGACGCGTAGTGGTTATGGTAACTCAGATGTTGGGCTTGAAGATACGTCCGAGTCTTTTGGATTACCCGCTACAGCAGATTTAATGTTTGCTCTTATATCTACTGAAGAACTTGAGCAAATGGGTCAAATTGCTTTGAAACAATTAAAGAATAGATACAACGATCCAACATACAAAAAGCGGTTTGTTATTGGCGTTGATCGATCTAAAATGAGACTATATGACGCTGAAGACTCTCAGCAAAATTTAATTGATGATACCCCAGTCTTTGATAAAACAGCAACTGGTGAAAGATTAGCCAATACTAATTTTGCTGGATTTAAATTATGAAACAAACAGAAGCAGAATGTCTTGTTGTAGCAAGTGAGGAATGCGCTGAACTAACCAAAGAATGTATGAAAATTTTACGATTTGGCATGACTACTGAACATAAAAAAAATCTTATAAATGAAATGGGAGACGTTCAATGTATGCTAGATTTATTGGGTGATTATTTTGATATTTCTAGCGATGAAATGTTGGATGCATCTATGGCCAAAAAAGAAAAACTAAAAAAATATAGCAACTTAACTGGAGATAAATAATGGGTAAAGAAACATCACAGGGTATTCACAGTACTGTGAGTAAATCAATTCGTAAGGCCATGAGGAGAGACTATATGTCTTCAGGAGATAGGTTTATGAATCAAATGAAAGCTCTATCGCAGGGTAGAGATGTAGTATTTACTATTGAAAATCCAAATAAGACTGAAACAAATAAACGATTTATTAAACAGCGGATTTCAGGTAAAAACTATTTAAATTCACGTAAAGGCACTTTTACGATGAAAGAAGTACAATAAAGCAATGGAAACGGTATTAGCATTTTTTATAGCAGGATTTTTTACTGGTATTGGCTGGTGGTCTGCTGAAAAAGTAACTAATAAAATTGATACGCATTATGAACAAAAGGATGAACAAAATGAGAATTGAACTTGAAGATGACGCAGTATACGAATTGGTACATCAGGCTCTTATGCAACTCGAAGAAAGCTTGCCTCCAAATAAAAAATTAACAAAAGCTATTAAAAGAATTAATCATAACATCATGATTCCATCTGAATGGGAAGAAATGTATGAACGAGACTTTGTTGATTATGACAGTGGAGATTATAGCTAATGAAGGCCAGATTAATAGGATATACTCAGACTCCGTCTGGAGATTTTATTGGTGTCGATGATCTACAAGACTTTGTAGCATATTGCGCTAGAGTATCAAATCCTACAAATCAAATGAGTAGTGCAACTGCAGAAAAACTTATCAAATATTTGATTAAGCATAAACATTGGTCACCTCTTGAAATGGCCTCTGCTACTATGGAGATTGAAACCACACGAGATATTGCTCGTCAGCTTCTCCGCCATAGATCATTTTCATTTCAAGAATTTAGCCAACGATATGCTAACCCAGCTGATATGGGTGAAACATTTGTATTGTCAGAAGCAAGATTGCAAGATCATAAGAATAGACAAAATTCAATTGAAACTGAAGATGACAATTTGCAAAATGAATGGTGGAATAAGCAAATGGCTGTCATAGAAACATCTAAGATGGCTTATAACTGGGCAATCGATAATGGCATCGCAAAAGAACAGGCTCGTAAGGTTTTACCTGAAGGTTTGACTTTATCTCGCTTATATGCTAACGGAACTCTTAGATCATGGATTCATTATATTGAATTGAGAAGTGGCAATGGTACTCAGAAAGAGCATATGGAACTTGCTCGAGAGTGTGGTAAAGCTATTAGTAAAATCTTTCCTCTTGCTGAGGATCTAATTCAAGGAGAATAAAAATGGGCAAAAAACTTTCAACATATTATTCAGACAATGGCAATGATTACTGTGAAATACATTTTGATTATAAAGAAGAACACGCTTATATAAAATACTTCGATGATAATGGTATTAAATATTTTGAAGAATCTTTTACTAATAAATCTTTAAATTATGTTGAAAGTGCTGCTGAAAATTGGGCGTTAGGGCATAAAGTCCTATCGCCTGAACATAATATGCAATATACGCTTGATTTTAGAAAGCAAGCTTAATATGGGATTAGAAACTGAAAATATGCAACTTATAGATAACGCTCGTGTTCAAATCTTACAAGAAGAAGTAGATTATTATCGTACTTTAATTGAGCCTCATGATTGCGGTCATATATACACTACTATTAATTTTTTAAATGATCGTATTCAAAATCTGTTAGGTGGTAAAAAAGAGTGGCCTTTTGTAAAATAATGGTTTACTTTTTATTTAAAACGTAATATAATACGTATATAACAATAAATCAGGAAACTTAATGAAACTTAAACATATAGCAATGATGTTAGGCAATGCCGCAGTTTGTGGCATTGTCGGTTATGCTGCTTATGAAGGTACAAAAGTAGCTACTGAAAAAAAAGAAGAGGTACAGTTACTTGCAGAACAAATGGCTAACGAATTAGCAATCGAGCAGGAAGCTATTCGAACAGCCCAAACAGAAGAAGTTAAGCAGATACAATGCTTAGCTACAAACATATATTATGAAACCATGGCGTCTTCTTTAATAGACTCTATGGCTGTGACAGACGTGGTACTGAACAGAGTTAAACATGAAAAATACCCTGGCACTCCATGTGAAGTAGTACATCAATCGTATTTAAATGATAAGGGTGAACCACTATTAAATAAATGTCAGTTTAGCTGGTATTGTGACGGTAAAGCTGATGAGCCACAGAATGCTGAAGCATGGGAGCGATCAGTCAATCATGCTGTTACAATGTACACTACTAGTAAATGGCGTGGGATAACTGAAGGTTCTACTCATTATCATGCAACATATGTAAGTCCTAGCTGGGCAAAATCTTTTACTAAAATAGCTCAGATGGGAGCTCATATTTTTTATAGAATGGAAGATGGACAATCATGAGTGATAAAATTAAAGCAGAAGCACAGACCCAAGCAGAGATTGCTTTTGATGGGTTTATGCTTTGGATGAAGCGTGGTACATTATATGCATGCATCTTTTTAGGTATAGTTATATTTGGCTGTAATGCTGGCGTTGAAGATGACACATATCCTGCCTACAATGGTGAACAATATGCTCCTACTAATATGGGAGATAATTAATGGAAATTATATGGGTATTAATACTAAGTGTATGCACCACAGATCATTGTATTACACAAACAGTTTTAGAGACTACTGCTCAAGATAAGTGCTTAAATGAAAAAGTATTACATGAACAATTACCTTCAGATGGTGATTGGAAAACAGTTGAATATAAGTGTGAACTATTAAATAGTGTGGAAACATAACAAACAATGGTAAAACCTAATCTTAATAATTGGAAATTAAATTTAGAAGATATTCATTGGATTGAATATGCTCTTAGTTACAGACTACAAAGATTGACAATGAAAAGACTTACTGTAAAAAAACAAAGCAGTAAAAATGATATAGATAATGAAATAAAACATATAACAGAACTACAAGGAAAGATGTTTAATCAAAAAGAGTGGCGAAGAGCAAAAGTAGGTGACACGCCATATATAAGTGGATAAAAAATGGATTTATTTCAAAAACAAAAATTTACTTCACACGCCGGCATTCCTATGGAATGGAAAATAGAAATGGATGCCATATCTGATAAAGAATGGGATTGTTTAGCTTCAATGATTATGGACTATCAAAAAGAACCATTTTCAAAAGTTGTTGGTATTCCTCGAGGTGGTGTTAAATTACAAAATGCTCTTCAAAAATATTCTGAATGGGAACCAAAACACCCATGGCTAGTAGTTGATGATGTGTATACAACAGGCACATCTTTCAAAGAATTTTGTACTACAAGAGAAACAATGTTCGCATACAAGTGGGTAGTGTTTGCTAGACAACCTACAGATAAAGACAGTGGTGTAAGAGCCTTATTTACAATGCCATGAGATATAGAGCAATGATATGTATTCGTAGAGGAATACTTGATAACGCTGGACAGACAGTAACTTATGCGTTGCAATCATTGGGCTGGCCTGAAGTGCAAGATGTAAGGATAGATAAGGTGATTGAATTTGATTTAGAAGAAAGTGATTGGGATAAAGCAGAAGCAATTGCAAAATCTCAAACAAATGAAGTAATGGAATATTATGAATTAGAGGAAATTAATTAATGAGTTTGACTTCGAAAAAATATTTACAACAATCAGTAGAACAATCTATCGATTATAAGTTTAATGAAAATAAATATATTGAAGAGTTTCAAAGATATATTGATAGTACATATGGAGCTCATTATTCCACTAATAAATTTCAATCAACTGAAGTGATTATCGACCGTGGGCATGGTACAGGATTCTGTATGGGTAATGTTGATAAGTATGCTAACCGATATGGTAATAAAGGAACACGTGCAGATGCTCGTAAGGACTTAATGAAAATTCTCCATTATGCTCTTATTCAATTGCACATTCATGACGAGGAATTGTAATGAGTGAAGAGTCAAGATTGATTTTAATAACTGATTTTATCGAACAAAAATTAAGAAAAGAAAAAGAATTAGAATACTATTTAAAAGAATTAGAAAAACTACAAACTAAAATTGGATACTTGAATCGAGAAGTTGGACTTACAAATCAAATAATTGATATGATTAAACACGAACAGATATACGATGTCAAACAAAATTTGATTGATAATAATAGTGTAAAGTCAATAGCTAATCAGAATGAAGGAAAATAAAGTTATAAATACTTAAAATATGTATGATAAGAGGATTTATAATAGATGGCAGTCAATTTTCCAGATAGCCCGAGTAATGGAGATACCTTTGTAGTAGGTTCACTAACATATACCTATACCGCATCTACTGATGTATGGGATGCTTCAGGTGTAACATCAGCTGCTATTCAAATTTCTGATACAGCACCTTCGAATCCATCAGATGGCGAATTGTGGCATAACTCCTCAGATTTAAAATTATACATTTATTATAACGATGGATCGTCAAGTCAATGGGTCGTTGCTTCGCCTCAACAAATAGGTCCAACTGGAGCGGCAGGTCAAGTCCATATGGGAATTGCTTCGCCATCAGCGCCAGCCTCTGGCGAAATGTGGTATGACACTGAAACAAACGATTTTAGTCTGTATTACGAAGACGGAACTTCTAATCAGTGGATAACAGTTTCTGGACCAAAAGGTGACGATGGTGCTGACGCAACATTATCGTCTATTAGCGAAAGTATCATACCAGATACTGATAGCGCATACGATCTTGGATCGCCCACAAATAAATTCAAATCACTTTATCTTAGCTCGAATACTTTATTTTTAGGAGATTCTGGTTCTATTTCAGCCGGTCCAGGAGGTGAAATTATTTTACCTTCTATTAAGATTGGAACTGGTGCTAATGCTGTACGATTAGAAGCTGCAACTGATGGTAAGTTAAAAACTAAAAGAATTGCTGGAGGAGTTGAACAGCCAGAAACAAGCGCAAATGCTGCTGCTGTATCTGATACAGCGCCGGCAAATCCAAATGATGGCGATACTTGGTTTGATACTACAGATGCATCATTAAATGTGTATTACAACGACGGCTCGTCG